GACACACTGAACGCGCCATGCTGCGGTTGCCTGCAATGTACCCGGAGCAGCTTCAGCGATGTAGGTTTTCGCTCCCGATACTGTGATTTTGGTAGCGAGTTGTGCGGAGTCTGCTTGATCTACAGCAAGTCCGGATTGTCTGGATATAATACTTTGCATAATCGGTTACTCCTTATACACCTGATATGATGTTGGTTCTGGTTCGTTTGAATAGACTCATGTTCTCAGCAACCATACGAATCGGTGCGAGGTTATTGGTATGCTTGATGGCAGCTTTGGCATCATTGGCGATCTTCACAACTGCCTGATTCGGGATTGTTCCGTATTCTGGTGCAAGCTCGATTGCCAGGTTATAAGTAAGAGCGCGTTCCCATCCTGCGGGAAGCGATACGTCATCAGATAACGCGGCGAACCCTGTCAGGTCAGTACGTGCGATCAGGACTAAAGTATTCGCTGATTTTGGGACAGGATAAACTTTGAGTTCTGCTGATGGGAATAAGGGATTATAGAAAATATCCGTTACTATATTACTCTGAGCAATCTTATATTGAAGTGCGTCCCATTCCTCAAAGGTCAGAAGATTGACCTTTGTATCTACATTGTACTGACGCATATAAGCATCGAGGACAGCAAGGGGGCGAGTGGCGCTGAATGTACCTGCCGCACCAAGGGTATAGGATGATACCCCTACGACCATTGCAGCGGATAATTCTGTGACTGAGGAAGCCATCAGACCTTCATTGCGCCATGAGTCAATCATGGCATTCAATGCGGTCAGGGCGAGGGAAGATTGGGTTGCAGTACCAGACGTTTCAACACCTAGAACAATTCTGAGTGCTCTATCTATAATCGCGGTCTGGACTGTTGCCATGATCTACCTCATTCTGTTCGTGGTTTACGTCCAGGTTTGCGTTTAACGGGTTCTTCCTGTGCCTCAATTTTAACCGTTTCCGGTTCTTTGTCAACAGGTGTCAGGAATGCAGGTGTAGGATGCTCAACTTCCCATCCGTTCTTGATACACTCCTCAACCTCTGAATCCAGATAGGCGATGAAAGTACCATGTTCTTTATGAATCATTCGTGTTGACATTGTTGCTCCTTAACATGAAATCGTGATAGTTTCCATAGTATGTCTTTGAACCAGTGTGACCGAAGTCAATGTCTGGATCAAGCCATATTCCGAAACCTGACGCTCTACGGCAAAACATCACATCTTCAGACACCATTACACCATCATGTAGTTCTCTGGAAAACATGGCAGCAACTTCAATAAACTTATTACCGTAAGCGACCTTGTAGTGTGGTGTTGCATCCCATAGTGATTGAACCACATCCCTTCGAATACACATGAATCCACCCGGTAACACGGAAACCTGCTGTAATCCTGAACCAGTTGTACCGTAGTTCGGGTATAACTCCTCATCATGTTTAATGCGATAAGCACCACCACATACAGGTTTATTGTGACCGATAATGCGAGAAATCACATCATCAGGCCAGCTTAAATCAGCATCAATAAAAAATAGATAATCACAGTCTGATTGCAAAAACTTCGCTGCTGCAATATCTCTAGCTTGATCCACGAAATGAATACCCGGAATCAAGGCTAAGTCAAATTCAAGTTTCTCCCTTGTCTTTAAGAGAGAAAGAAGGTACTCAATGCTTACATTACCATCAAAAGTAGGTGTTGCAATGAGTACCTTCATTTATTACGCCATCAGACCGAGATTACGTAAAGCTGTTCGGCAAGCATTGGCTGTGACAATTACTGTAGTCGCATCAGTAGCAGCAGCAACAGTCGTTTGTTGAACAACAGGGGTTGCACCGAAGAAACCAACCTTATCGGTAGCAGCACCACCAATCTGACAACCATCGGTAGAACCGTAATCAAGACGTTCATATGTAGCCATGTGAATCTCCTTTAATTTTTCAAAGTGACGGGGTTTCCCCCGTCATCAATTAAACTACTTCTGCACCGATCATGCGGCAAGCCCAAGCGGGACGAAGTGCTGCCATACCGTACAGAATATCCACACGCATCAGCAACTCATCGTTACGAATATCAGACGCTTGCCAAACACGAATGCTCAGACCGTCTTTGTTCATACGAGTACACTTGTTGGCATCATCCATCAGTGGCAGGTCAGCGGTAACAAACTGGAATGCTTCTGGATGATACATGAGCGATTCAGCATACACTTTGCTGTCACCACCGGAGAGTGTGACGGTCTTACTGTTGAAGTCCGTAGTTGCCAACTGAGCACCCGTAGAAGAACACACATTTTGGCGTGGGCCTGTCAGAGTGGTTGCGGGAGAAACAGTCAACGCTCCTGTCATTGTACCGCTTGCAACAACGAACTGCTGCAAGTAACCCAACGACTTCTTGGTTTCAGGATGGCAGGCATACACACCAGCAACAGTGAACACGCAACCAATCGCTGTGTTACCACCACCACCAGTAATGTCAATGGTAGTACCACCGTCAGTCACACCAGCAGCAGCGTTAGTGGCAACAGTGGTGTGGTCAGAACCAGACGTATAGTTACGCATACGCTCATTCTCGTAGAAGTCGGCCATTGCAAGACGCGCAACCAGACCTTCACGATACTGCTTGGTCAGATCAGCCGAAGGATTCTGATAACCTGCCAGTGATGTACCAACCAGAGCAGACATGGACACTGAATCCATCTGAATAGCACGGGCATCTTTAGGAGCAAGACCACCGTTCAGACGGGCACGAGCAAGACCCGGAGTTACCAGAGTGGTAACAGCAGTACCAGCAGTACCTACGAGGTTGTAAGTAGCCTTCTGAGCATAAGCCAGCATGTCACCTTCGATACCGGACACCAGTGCAGAGATGGCAGGTTCGATGTAGTTTTTGCTCAGGTCATCAAAAGCAGCACCATTGGATACAGACTGGATCAGTTCAGCAGAATTGAAACGCATATCCACACCGTCCTGTGTTGCAACAGTGATGGTTTGCGCTACTTCACTCTGGTCTTGAACATCCATGACACGCGATCCGGTACGGCGAGTGTATTGGTTTGGTGATTTGACGCGCAGGGTAGAACCATGTTTCGCGCCGGTTTGTTTGAAAGACTCATCGTACTGACGATCAATTGTACCAATGAAGGTCAATTTCTCGTGTGCGATTCGCAGGGCTTCCTTGGCAACAAGGTCGGTGACGCTAAAAGCATTAGACATAGTGAATCTCCTTAGTGTCTATTCTTGATATAGGTTTTACGCCATGCTGCAAATTCAGCATCAGTCATTTCAGACGGGTTCTTAGTAACCTTCGCCTTGGTGCCTGCCGGAACAATCGGTTCCGGTGCGTTACTTTTTTGAGCTTTCTTGTAAAAGCCGTTTTCAATCTTGGCCTCGATTCGTCCGAGTGAACGTACAGCAGAAATCGGATTCATCTTCGTAAGAGCAAGTGCTTCATCTTCGTGAGTCGCCAGGTAATAAGCCAGGTGCGGCCCCACTTCACTATCGTAGATTGCCTGCTCCATATGTTGCGGCATCGGGATAGTCGATTCGGCAATAACTTCTTCAAAGTCCGGCAATTCTGCCGTTGCGGTAGCGACCCGCGATACAAACGCTTGAACAGCAGACTGATGAGCGACTTGCGCTTTTTCCGCTGCGGAACGCTGCTGGGCTTCCCGAAGCGTGGATGTTACTCGTTGTTCAGCAATATACTCCGCTTTCGCAGAAATGTAATCCTCATAAGAAGAAAATTCTTCAAGTTTCGGTTCATTTTGTTGTTGCTGAGCAACAGGTTGCTGCGATTGTGTCTGACGTTGCTCCAGTTGGTTCAATCGTTCCTCAAGCATTTTTGCTCTTGCCTGAGCCTCATACTTATCTCTTACAGCCCTGTCTATCCGTTTCTGAACCCCTTTGGGTACAGGTTCAGCTTTCGGTTCTTCAGCAGGTTCTTCTTTTGGTGTTTCGGGTACATCAGATTCGATCACCTCCTCATTCACCACAGGTTCGTTAGTTTCAACTGGTACGGTTTCCACTACAAGAGTGTCGTCAGACATTTTCAAACTCCATTATTGACCGAGTATCAGACTCGTGGCTGTTTACAACGTACTATTCATATCC